ACCCGGCGGTCCCGAGATCGGCCGCACAATCTATCCTGCCGACAAATTCGCGGAGTTGCGGCCGCTGCCCAGTGTGACGCTGTTCGTACTCTCCGATAAAATCAGCAATCTTTCCAGTGTGACGTTCATAAATCTGACTATGTTGTTTCGCTTTTTCGGCGAGAAGATCGGATTTTCTTTAGAGGACTTGATGGCTGACAGAAAATAAAGGCCCCAGACAAGCCGGGGCCGTGTGAGAAAAGCGAGCGGGTAAATCCTTTTCGCACACATCCCGGTTAATTGCAAATGCTTTCTACACGACAAGCCGCTTTAATAGGCGGAAAGGGAGAAGTGTGCCCAATGATCACCAAGGAATTGAAGGATTATTTCTTAGCTAAGCGTCTACTGGCACAGGCAATAGAGATTTCTGGTGGTAGATTGCAAGTTACACGTCGGCTCAACAAGCAACTCGGTATAACGCGGAGCAATCTCTTATGTGCTGTCGATGGCATGCTTTCCAACAATGCTCTTTTGGTTGAAGATAATATGGTGCCTGTGCTATGTTATAATAGCACAAATGCGGCTACCTATGCCAATGCAATTATAGCAGTGGCCAAAGCTATTGAGGTGATCCGTGGGTAAGACTACGTGGCCGTCGAAGAAACTGGCGGAAGCACTCAGGGCCGGCGGCTGGTTCCAAAAGTCGCTGGGGGGGATCAACAACCTCGGCACCGAGGAGGGAATTGAAGCCTTCGAGTCGGCCGAAAAGCTCGCTACGTCGGCTGTGCTGCGCTTGATGTATGAGGACAAGACACTTGGGCTCACAGACGCAGACGCATGGCGTGCTGTCTGTCACTTGTGGATCGTGTCTAAGGTTGCCGTTGGGACGCCGCAAAAAGAGCAGTTCGCCGAAACTCTCACATGGGCAAAAGCGAACTATACCAGCGATGACGCCCTCAAGGCGCTGTGCACTGCAATCGACGCGGCCAAGGATGCGGCGCTGTGGCAACCCAAGGATGATGGACTCCGTTACCGATGCCAGGACAGCAACGGAAAAGAAGTCAATATTAGGGTTACCGAGACCAAGCTCCGGCTCCTGGCGCTCACACGTGACCACGCCAGTGAAGGGTGGGGCAGGCTCGTGGAGATCACCGACGCCGATCACCGCGTCAAGACGCTGGCCCTACCGGCAGATCTCCTCGCCGGAAAAGGCGACGACGCGCGGCGCTGGCTCATGCGTCTGGGAATGATCCCAGCCACGAACAAGGGAGCAGACGAGCTCCTGATAAAATACCTGCGTCAAGAGGTCACGGCACGCGCGCGCTGTGTTCCACGGCCGGGCTGGCACCCGGCAGGAGGTAGGCCCGCCGGCGTGTACGTGACCCCCACCGGCGAGGCCATCACCGTCGGCGACGTGGCGGAGATGGTAGTCCTACAATCCGACCAGCCTCCCAGCCCCATCTACGGACAAGCTGGCGACCTCGAGGGCTGGAAAGAGAGCGTAGGAAAGCTGTGTGTCGGAAACTCCCGGGTCGTGCTCGCTATCTCCGCTGCCCTGGCCGCGCCGCTTTTGACGCCCGTTGGGCTCGAGGGCGGCGGTCTCCACCTTGTCGGTCCATCTTCGACCGGTAAGACGACGGCCTTGCATGTCGCCGGGTCAGTCTGTGGCGGCGGCGGCGTCTCCGGGTTCGTGCGCTCCTGGAAGACCACCGGCAACGGCCTCGAGGCCACGGCGGCCGAAGCGTGTGATGGGCTCTTGTGTCTCGACGAGCTCGCCCAAGTCGATGCCAAAGATTTGGCCGAAGCCGCCTACGGGCTTTCCAACGGCCAAGGCAAGGTGCGGGCGAACCGCGACGGGACCGGCAAACGGCCAGCGCAGTGGCGCTTGCTGTTCCTGTCAACCGGCGAGATCGGCATCGAGGCCAAGATCGGCGAAGACCCGAGAGCAGGGAGGTCTAAGGCCGGGCAGGCCGTGCGCTGCGTCGAGATTTCGGCCGATGCCGGTGCCGGTCACGGGCTATTTGAGCAACTCCACGGCCATACCGACGGCGCGGCCATGGCTACGGCGTTCAAGACGGCCACCGAGAGGCAGTTCGGGACCGCGTTGCCGGCCTTCCTGGCGAAGGTCGCCGACGAGTTCGACCGCTGCGTCGACTACGTGAAACGGAGAATCACATCCTTTTGCGAGTTGCACACACCGGCCGGTGCCGACGGGCAGGTCACGCGTGTGGCTGGCCGGTTCGGTCTCTTGGCCGCTGCCGGAGAGCTTGGAATCGAGCTTGGCATCCTACCGTGGCCGAAGGGCGAGGCGACGCGGGCGGCACAGGTGTGCTTCAAGTCATGGCTGGAGCACCGTGGCGGCACGGGGCCGCTCGAGCTCAACAAGGGCATCGAGCAGGTCAAGTCATTCCTTTTGCGGTTCGGCATGTCGCGGTTCCAGGATATGGACATCAACCTCGACTCGCCGGTCGCGCCCAAGGACTTGGCCGGATTCCGCGATGTGGACGACGACGAAGGCCAGACTTTTTTCGTGTTCCCTTCGGTTTGGCGGGACGAAGTGTGCGCGGGCTTCGACGCCAACGCCATCGCGCGGGCGCTCATCGCCGACGGCAAAATCCGGCCGGCCGCCGACGGGAAAATAGCCCGCGCACAGCGCCTTCCACGCCTCGGCGTCAAGAAGGTTGTGCACATCCTCCCTGCCCTGCTGGCCGACGGCGAGGATGACGAGGACGATTTGTAACCCTGTAACCCTGGCGAAAATGGCGCTGGTTACACCGTGTTACAGGTTTTTCACATCAAAAACAGTGACTTGCGAGGCGTGTAACCCTGTAACCCGTGTAACCCTGATTTTTGGATAGGTAGGGAAAATTAGAGTGAGAGTTTCACAGAGACACAGAAACGAGAAAATACGCTCTCTCACGCGAATCTTACTAAACTTGGGTTACAAGGGTTACAGGGTTACATCCAGCAAAGGCGCGGGCTGGCGTGTAACCCTGTGTAACCTGGCTTGGGTTACAGGGTTACAAATCGGGCTGGGGGCAGGTGTGAATAAAGATGCCGTCCCGTGCCCGGCCGGCTTGGTTGGATACATGTCAAACTGGGCACTGAGTCAAAATTTATGCACTATGTGTTACTATAATAAATAAAGTATGTATTTCGTATACGCAAGGCAACAGAGGATCGCCCTTGTGACCAATTGAAAATAACTTATCATGTTATTATAGGTAGTTAAGCTTAAAACAAAGAGCCCGTAACGATGATTCTGTAAACTTTTAACTGATTTTCATTCTCACCGTGTCATTCTATACCATGATTGGCGGAGAATATGTTGGCTCCGAAAAGGTAGTTGGACATCCTCGAATGCAACACGCAATATTGATGACTATATGATGACTTAGGGAGGTTGCATTTATTTATGCCACGCACTAGATACTGTGATAAGGTGTTGGATAGGCATACTGATCCAAAGCAACGTGCAAAGATTGTCCGTGCAAAGCTGCGAGAGGTGGTCAAAGGCAGACTTACACCGGCTCAAGATTTGCTTATCAATACGATGGTGCCGCTTTACTTAGAGCTCGATAGGATGGCGTGTGTTTACAGTGAGACGGGCGAGATGACCCACAAATACATTAGGCTACAGCATGGCTTTCGCGTTGCCTATGAGATGCTCACCGGCACTGGAACCGCCAGGGAGAGCAAAGATACATCGCATCGCACTTCGAAGCCCCCGAAGCCATCGCACAGCGGCGACTGTGACCTAGGTGACCTCTTTGGTTAGTCGGTCGCCCAAGGCCCAAAAGGCCTCCCATGACGAGGTACTGGCCCGGTGGAATGCCCCTGGCATCGAAGGATTCGAGGCGTGGCTCGCCGACATTAAGCCCCGCATTCTCAAGGCGGATCGGAAGTACAGTGAGTTTGTGCTTGAGGACTGGCAGCGCGACATATTGGCCAGGGCCCTTGCTTGTGATGAGCAAGGCCAGTTCGTTCACTCCCTCGCCTTGACCCGAATGCCTCGCCGACATTCCAAGTCAACGCTGTGGGCGCTTGTGGTGCTTTGGCTGGCCACCAGCCGGGAAAACCTGACGGTCTCGCTCTTGGGCAACTCCGAGCTCCATTCGACCCGCACGCAGTTTGCCCCGCTCAAGCGGATCATCGCCCGGACCAAGGCGCTTTCCGCCATGATCCCCCCCGAGTCCATCCTCAAGTTCAGCATCACCGTGCCCCACACTGACTCCATGATCCAGGGCGGCGCGTCTGGCATGAGTACGGCCTTCGGTGACCGCATAGGCGTCCTCTGGTGCTCTGACTTCCACCAAGTCGACGCCGACGTTTACGACGCGCTGCAAGGCTCGCTCCTCGACTCTCAGGGCACCATGACCTTGATCGACGCCAACGCTGACCGCGACGGCGGCCCGGTTCATTCCATCGAAAAGATGGCCGCAGAAGACCCGCAGATATTTTGCTGTGCCGTGGAGTACAGCGATTTTGCCGACTATTGTGACCGTGCCCCCTCCTGGATCGACCGGAAGAAGGCCGCGCAACTCCAACGCACACAGTTGGACATTGCTTTTCAGCGAGATGTTCTGGGCAAAAGATCGGCCGCCAGCAACGCGCTTTTCTTGCCGGAGGTCATCGCGGCTTGTGTCTCGCCTGACATGCCCATCCCCTTCCCCGTGGAGCGCCTGCCGGAACTGACCGGCGGCCGGAAGTATGTCGTGGGCGGCGGCCTGGACCGTTCCAAGAAACTCTTTGGCGGCGATTCGACCGTCTGGACCGTGACCATGAAGGTCTCAAGCCCCAACAGCTTGGAACCCGAGTATTTCATCCTGAATCAGCAAGTTTTCCCTGACAATAGCGCCCGATCCATCAAAAAGGCGATTCTGGCGGATCACGACCGTTACAATGTCAATGCCGTGACGTTAGAAAACTACGAAGTGGCAGACCTCAAGCCCTGGGTAGATGATCAAGGCATACCGTGTGAGATAATTTCCGCGACGAATACGAACCAGAATGTATCTTTTACTGAACTGCACCGTATCGCAAAAGAGAACAGGCTTCACTTTTCCGACAAGTTAGAAGTGCTAAAAAGCGAAATGCTGACATTCGCCTACGAAGAACTTCGCGACGGTAATTATAAGTTTGGCCATTCCTCCCAAAAGTTCCACGACGACTGCGTGTACAGCACAAACTGGTCCGTGTTCGCTACCCGCGCCGCAGTATTATCGGTTTACGCGCTCAAGCGGATTGTGTGTGACAACATGCGTCCTACCCGGAATCTCTGCTTTCTCATGGGCGGTGACATGGAGCTATTGTGCAAGGAAAACTGCCGCACATATCATGAGGTGAGAGAGATGTACCGTAACTTTTTGCGTCTGAGATTAGACGATGAATATCCGTTGCCGGTTTTTTTTGAAAATTACGTAAAGCTCGACGGCGCAAGAGTTTATCAGGGAGTTTAACGAATGCTTTTTGAACCACAAGGCGCAGCTCTTGTAGATAAGATGTTTCGTGATGCGTCGTTGGCACTCAATCGCCAACGCAAAAGAGAGGCAGCAAAGCGCCTGGACTTTTATCACGATGGCCAGCTTGAGCACTTGCAAGAGGCATTGGCCCTCAAGTTCGCCGACCCGAGCAAGTTACAGCCGTGTTTCATCAACATCGTGAAAAAGATTGTTGATTTGAAATCACGTTGTTACGCAGATGAGCCGAAGCGAACTATTGATGGGTCGGAGTCTGACAAGTCTCTTTTCCAGGAAATCGCGGAGCAGTCGGCTTTGTCCGTAAAAATGAAGACTGCATCCCGTCTCACCAAGCTCCTTAAAACGACGCTAATACGTCCCGTTTGGCGCAACAACCGCCTCGACCTCGATATACTGACGCCCGACATTATTGATGTTGCGTGTGGAGAGAGTCCCGAGGACCTCGAGACGATCTTGGTTACGCACTATCCCGACGACGATAAGGTCGAGGGGATCACATACTCTCTTTGGACAGCCGACGAGTGGAGAAAATTGGATTATCGCGGTCGTGTTCTGGATGGCGGGCCGAACCCATACAAGATTTTACCGTTTGTGCCACTGTGGGATCGTGCGCCATCTGACGCGTTCTGGATCGCGGGTGGTGAGGACCTCATCATTTGCCAGGAAGCGGTCAACAAGGCGCTGACGGACCTGTTGCATACATTGGAGTTCCAGTCCTTTGGCGTCGGCTACGTGACCGGTGTTGACGGAGGTGGAAATCTCCAAACAGGTCCTGGCACGATGGTGGAGTTGCCCAAGGATGCGTCTTTGGGGTTTGCGGCGACCAATGCGCAAATTGAAGAGGCAACGGACGCGATTGACCGCTTGATGAAGTGGTGTTGCGTGGCCAACGGGTTGCCGGGTTCCTCCATGTCTGTGGACCCGACCGACGAGTCGGGTATCAGCAAAATTATTGGAAATGTTGAGCTTGAGGAGTCCAGGCGGGATGACATCGCGCTGTGGCGGGTCTACGAGCGCCGGCTCTACGATGTATTGCGGGTTGTGTGGAACACACACAACAGTAGCAAGTTGTCAGACTCGTCGTTTATCCAAGTTGATTTCGCTGACCCGAAGCCGGACACCAGCGAGAAGGACCAAGCGGCGACCTGGGAATTACTCTTATCTATGGGCCTTATTAGCCCTGTGGACGCCATTATGGAGAAAAATCCCGACATCACGAGCAGGGAAGATGCGATGGCGTACTTGCTGACCGTCCGCGACGAGACCGCCGCCTTGAACGAGCAGAAAATTTAATCGCGGGCGACCGCGTAAATCATCGAAGGAGTTTATCGCTATGACGATTGATACCGACCCGCAGAATCAGGATCAACAGGGAACCCCCGGGAACGGACCCGAAAAAACCGAGAAGACGGTCCCCTATGAGCGGTTCGCTAAGGTGAATGATGCGAAGAAGCAGGCCGAGGAGACCCTCACAGTGCTTGTGGATGAGCTCAAGGATGACGTTCCCGAGCAGTTCAAGGGGCTGATTCCTAACCTTCCGCCGGCAGAACTGGTCAAATGGCTGCGAAACGCCACCAAGAGCGGCATTTTCACGGCCAAGCCCGAACCGTCCGGCCCTGATTCGAAGCGTCCTGGTGGCAAACCCGCCGCCGACTACAGCAACATGTCTGCCCAGCAGCGTATGGCCGCCGGGTACAGCAACTAGGAGATTTTATGGCCTTTACATTGATTGAAGCGGCCAAACTGGCCCAGACCCCGCTTCAGAGCGGCGTCATTGAGACGATCGCCGCCGCCAGTGGTGTTCTGGAGCGGCTTCCCTTCCTGCCTGTGAACGGAAATGCCTACAGCTATAACCTCGAAGAATCCCTGCCGGGTATTGCGTTCCGTGCCGTGGGCGAGACGTACACCGAGTCTACCGGCGTCATCAATCCGCGCACCGAGCGGCTTTCCATCCTGGGCGGCTTCTCTGACACCGACCGGGCCATCATTAAGACCCAGGGATCGAGCAACGACCTGCGTGCGATTCAGGATACCGCTAAGGCCAAGGCTGCGTCGCTGTTTTTTACGAAGAATTTCTTCAAAGGCGACAGCGAAGCCGACCCGAAGGGCTTTGATGGTCTCGAACAGCGTCTGGCCGGCAATCAGCTTTTGGACATGGGCAGCACCTCCGGCGGTGACACCCTGACCCTGGCCAAGGTTGACGAGTTGATGGACGCGGTGATTGGCGGGCCGGATTGCCTTTTCATGAACAAGGTTTTGCGTCGCAAGGTTTCCGCTCTCGTCCGCGCCGCCGGTCAGGCGACCGAAACCGTCTCGGATGCTTTCGGCCGCCAGCTCACCGCCTACGCCTCGGTGCCCATCGTGGTGATCGAAAACGACGAGACCGACACCGACATCCTGGCCTTTGACGAGGACAACCCGGGCGGCGGCACTGCCGCGTCGAGCTCCATCTACGCTGTGCGCTTTGGGTCCGGCCAGTACGTCAGCGGTCTCCAGTGCGGGACCCTCGATGTCCTGGACATGGGCCTGTATGCGGGCGGTTTGAGCTACAGGACCTTGATCGAGTGGGTCGCCGGCATGGCCGTGTTCCATCCGCGTAGCGCCGCTCGTCTTCGCGGCATCAAGAACGCCTAGCCCACCGAGGAGATAATACATGTACGATAGCACTCTTGTTTTGAAGGACGCCGGCCTGGTTGCTGCGAGCGCCGCCGGTACTGTGGATAGCGCGGCTAAGATCGCCGACGTTGGTGGCGGCCGTGTCAACGCCGTCCTGACCATCGACGTGACCGCCATAGAGATCGCAAGCAACGATGAGCTCTACGCCGTGGCCATCCAAGGCAGCACCTCCAGCACGTTCGCCTCGGGCATCGAAGAACTGGCTGTACTCAACCTTGGGGCGGCCGAGGTGTTGGCCGGTGACGGTGATAGCACCGTGGGTCGGTACGAACTGCCGTTCAACAATGAGAAGGCCGGGACGATCTATCCATACCTGCGTGTGTACACGACCGTTTCCGGCACCATCGCCACCGGTATCAACTATACCGCGCGCGTCGAGACGCGCATCTAACAGCCAGCAAGGTAAGCGTGTTGGATAAGCGCCACCTTGACCACTATGGGCATATGCTGACGCGCCCAGGCTCCGGGCAAAAATAGTGGTCACGGTCCCGCCGGTGGCCGAAAATGCAGTCTCTGACAGGCTGTACCGGCGATAAAAGGAGCGATTATGGCTGATATAACAGTGGGCACCAACTCTTACGTCTCTTTGGACACGGCCAACGATCACTTTGCGTCTCGGCTCTATGCCACATCCTGGACATCTGCGGACGACGACACCAAAGCCAAGGCGCTCATCACTGCGGCGATATTGCTTGATCGGCACATAGTATGGATCGGCCACAAAAACGACCCCGAGCAGGCCATGGAGTGGCCAAGGGCGTGTGTGGACTGGCTCTCCGACACACAGGTGCCAACATCGGTCATGGTCGCCCAAATGGAACTGGCCTTGATCTTATTGGACACGGACACCACCGCATTGCCCGACACGGCCGGTATGAAGTCCCTCGAGGTGGCTGGTGTAATCAAGATGACCATGGACCCATCTGACCGCGTTAAACCGATACCAGATTCGATTTACTCACTCATCCGCGTCTACGGCAGTCGCTCCGGCGGTCTCTCAACGATCCAGCTCACACGGCGGTAACGATGTCGTTCGAATTGGATATCGCCCGGTTCAAGATCAAGACCGATAAAGCCATCGCTCTTTTTATACAAAAGATCGTGCTCGATATGCACGCCAATCTTATTGTTACACGTTGGCCCGTTTTAACAGGCCGCTCCCGTGCAAACAATATGATTTCACTCAACTCGCTACCAGCTGGCTCTATTATGGAGCTTGACCCCTCCGGTCAGGCCACTATTGCGAAGGGCAAAGAGGTGATGGCGAGCTTTAAGTTGGGCGACACGATCTTTTTATATAATAACGTAGAGTACGCTCTCGCTCTGGAGTTTGGCCATTCCAAGCAAGCACCCGCCGGAGTGTATCGTATCGCTGTTCAAAACGTACTGAATACCTATGGAAAATAAGTACCTCGACGATATCCTCAAGTTTCAACACCGCGTTGACCAGCGTGCAACATCCCTCTCCGATGATATGGCCAAAGAGCTTAGGGCCTCTCGCGCTGCTATTATCGGCCGGCTGGCTGCCTTAGCCGACGACGCTGGTAAGAGCTGGGATGCCCTTACATTGTCACGCCGAAAGGAGTTGCTCACAGCCCAGCTTGCGGCCGTGGATGATGTATTAGCGGATGTCTATAGTAAGGCTGGGAAAAGCCTCCAGGACGCCGGGGAAGATGTTGTAGCGGCAAGCGCCAAGCAGGCAGTCACAGCGATCACTGAGATCACAGGCGCGGCAACCGTAAGCCTCGGAGCGACCTTCACCACCGACGTGGCCACGGCCTGGTTCGAGACCACCACCGTCGAGGGCCTGACCATTAACGATTTCTTGGGGAAGCTCCAGGCAAGTGCCCGGGACCGCGTTGTCAGCGCCGGCCGCCGGGCCATGATCGAGGGCAAGGGCGTCGATGCAGCGGCCCGGATGATACGCATGGAGGGCATCGAAGGCAGCGTCCCCGGCCTGGAGGGATTGGCCAGGACCTTCTGCCTATCCGCTTCGAATTACGCCCGAGACAAAGTTATCGAAGAGAAGTTCCCTGACATGGTAGGCGGCTGGAAGCGCGTCTCTACGCTTGATGGAAGAACGTGTATCGTATGTGGCTCTCTCGACGGCAAGATATACAAGCCAAACGAGTCTCGCCCATCACTCCCGCAACATTGGCGTTGCCGTTGCCTCTATGTGGTACAGACACCAACATTTAAGGATCTTGGGATCGATGCCCCAGAACTGGACGAGGGTACTCGCCCAGCTGTTAAGCACGATGAGCGCACAGTACATCACAGAGATGGGAGCACCAGCACAGATTATACTGTGGCAAGCGTCGATCAAGTGCCAGGAAAGACAACATACAATCAGTGGTTAAAGCAACAACTCCAAGATGATCCAGAATTTGTTAAGTCTGTACTGGGAAAGACGCGATTTGATCTTTTTAAGAGTGGAAAGTATAGTCTATCTGGTATGGTCACAGACGGGAAAATAAAGAACCTCTCTGAGTTACTGTAGGAGACGCAATGGATATCGCCGAGATCAATATTAAGGTTAACACTCAGGAGGCCAAGAGCGCGTCGAAAGAACTGGACACGCTGGGGCGCTCCGGTACGTCAGCGCAGAAAAACATAGACACACTTACGACTGCGGCGAAGTATCTTGCTACTGCACTCACGAGCACGATGCGCTCCACAAATCAGTTGTCGTCAAATGTGCTCACATTGTCACGCGACCTTGAGCAGGCACGATCCAACACGCAGAGCCTGCAAGGTAACGTAACATCGCTCTCAAACTCATTTGATGGATTGAAACAGGTTGCTTCTGCCCTAGGTATAGCTGTTGGTTTTCACGAAGCGGCCCAGGCAATCAAATCCTCTCTGAATGTTATCGATGACTATAAGCGAACTGTAATTGGTATAGCTGCAACACTTACCGACACGGCTACAGGTACAAGTGAGCAGCTTAAATATATTTATAAA